TGTCATCAGTGCGAAGCGCCGGACTATCAACAACAGCGAGATCCGGTTGCCAATCTCTGTCTGGGTTGAAGAAGTTGGCCCGTATACGATTGAATCTGGTGCTTTTATCTCCGAGCGAGATAGACCATTCGCCAGTGATATTGTCCTCATCAAAGGTGAACGCCGCAACCTCTGGCTTGTCGATCAATAGTTTGTACTTGCCCGCTGAGAAAATAAGCATGCCACGGCATGAGGTAAGCATACGCTTCAGTACATCCATAGACCCAACGGACGTATCAACTACGCCATTAAGCGTGTAGCGGTCTTTTGTCACACCGCCGATTGTGACTTGCCCCTCACAATAGTTAGCAGCAGCAATAAAAGAGTCATCATCGATAAGACCGCTATCGATACCGCGCCCGTAACGAGTATTTGTAAGATAATCCCTGATGCACAGAGCAGGGTTGTCACTCCATGCCTTAGTTGATGTGCGAGGGTCATATACCTTGACTCCTTTTACGTCAGCCGTGATCTGAGGTATGCCTCCCGGATATGTGTTTGAGTCATACTTCAACCGAAGATACAGATACGCCGTTCCGCTCAGTTTGTGGTCAGTTGTCCACCCGGTAACGGCGCTGACGAGATTGGCATCTGCGGCCTGATCGTCTGCCCCCGTGTGGGTGTATGTATTCAGCTTACCGGAAAACTTCGAGTCCGTGGACAGTACATCGGTCAGATAGATATTTTCTACGGACTCTATCTCACCCTCCGCAAGCGCGAGAACAACGTGCAGGTACTCATTACTTCCCCCGGTGAGCTCAAGGAGAACACGGGTTCCGCCAACCCTACGCAAGCCATACACAACGGGTATGGGTGCGTCATTAGCAGCCTTGTTGACGGTAATGCCCGCAGCTTCATAGGACATATCCGGCGTGTCTGATGCCATCGCCTTTGAGACCAGGCCGGATACAAGCATAGAGCCGAGCGCCTTCGCCGCAGTCCACTTGAACCCAACACCGGCGATGGAGGCCGCAGTTGCAGCAGACGCGCCAAAGGCCGCGCCATATAGCGCCTTCCCCGCCATAGGGCCGAGCCATGCGCCAATTGCGATTGGTGCTAATGCTTTTACCGCCTTACCCATTATCAACCCTCATGACAGCGTGAACGTCACGCAAAGCCCTGTTTGGTAGCAAGACAACCCCGCGATCCGAGGTGTTAAACGCAGTTCTGGCACCTAAACTCACCCCGCAACTCTCCCCGCTGTCGTCTTTGCAGATTACAAGATCTCCTGTGCTCATCATACCACGATCGATGCGATACCCACCAGCCAAAGCGATGTGACTCTCGATATCGCCGTATTTGGCGATGTACGCATCCAGCTCATTGACGGTCTTGCGCCGATCTGCGATAACCTCCGCTGTGTTACCACCGGATATAATATCGAGCGCACCGGCGGCAAAGGTAACGCAGTCATGAGCGCCGTAGTCAAATGGCTTGCCGATCTGCCCTTGCACGAAGGTGATTAGCCTGATCTCTACATCTGGTCTCACTTCTTGCCCCAGACAACATCCTTGACAATCTCGGATGCAAATTCAAAGCCCTTATCCCCCGGAAAGTGGATCTGTTGCTCTTCATGGTTGGTGTGCCGACCTGTCTTACGCTGGAAGTCCACCCACGCATTGGTGGCCGAGACAGAGATCATGCTGTTGCCATCGACCGGGTTATCGTTGATTACAGGCTGATCCATGCGCCCCTCAAACACCAGTACGGGGTCAGATACCAACGCCTGTGTGTCGTCGAGGAACGCGAGGTATATCTTGATGGTGCGGTCGATGTAATTCTCAGACAGCAGGGAAGATATCCACGTCTGATCCACCCCCGACAGGCTCAGGGTCATGCTGGATACGATAACCTCTGCAGCCTCTTCAATGTCAGAGAAGCCTATAAAGTGAGCTAATGGCAGGTATTCATTACTGTTATAAGTAATCGCCCTGTACCCGTCATTGGCGTAGACCACGCCGCTGTCAAGATGCACCTCAAACAAGTGGACGGGGCGGTTCGCGGCCTTTACGATCTCGGCCTGAAACGCGGCGGTTGACCCCCTATCCACTACAGCGCCTCAACCAGTGATACAGAGTAGTCGTGGAGATCCGCCGCCCCACGGCTGAAGCCCTGCACGTCACCGGAAAACGCCATAGTGAATGGAACATTGTTGTAGATTATCACCTCATCATTAGCCACGTCCTCGTGCAGTGGCGGCTCTATGGTCAGGCTTGTAGACCCATCAGCCGTGAGCATGTAGACCTTATCATGGCCTGCAAACCTGATGAAGTCACCGGCCTTCAACGTGCCAGTCAACCCATCTGCAGAGATGGTGGAATCACCAGCAGTAGCAGCTCCGTTGACAAGGAGAGTACCGGAGGCACTACCACTGGTGTTCCCATAGACCGGGGGAATAAATGTAAAGGTTCCAAACTGCCCCTTCTGCGACATGGAGAAGGCAAACACGGGCATAAAGTCTGCCCGACTCAGTGGTGGGTAGTCAAGCTCCAGTGCCCAACGCTGAGAGTTTCGGGTTCTAACCTGCCGCCTCAACGAGTGTGTGACGGACACCATAGTTGGCTGTATGCTGGTGATATTGATCGATGATGGTACGGGGGTTGTCGGGAATGATCCTGCCATTATGCAAACGCAGAGCGCCCTCTTCTGTTCAGTGATTGCTCGATTATACCAACAACCGTTGGTGCGTTCTCTGCAATAACCATCGCAGCGGTTCGTGGATCAAGCGCGTTTACCTGTGGTGAGTAGGTGACATTGACAACATTGCCACCTGCGCTCTGACCCTTGGTATGGTCTATCACGGTCTCATTGGGGTGCAGGATTGCAGGGAACCCGCCCTTACCATCCATGCCGCCCGAGCGTGAGCTTCCTCCGGTGAACCCACCTCCGTCAAAGGAGGGTAGAAAAGAGGTCAAGCTCGCAGCGAAAGGGTCAGCTATGGTTTTCTTGATGTACGTGGAGGCAATCATGCGCCCGACTGAGGTAACCACGTCACCAAGAGACCGGAAGTTCACAATGCTGTCTGTAACGGCATCGGAGATCGAGTTTTTCATCGACTCTGCGGCCTTCTCCCACTCACTCTTGACCTTCTTGGGTATCTCAAGATCCCCCTCAAGCAGTTCAAACCCCGCGTGGATATCGAAAAGGGCGTTCTCGTAAGCCTCAGCGGAGATGTGGGGTTGTAACTCCTCCAGCTTCTTGAGCTGATCGTAGAACTTGGCCGCCGGGTTATTCGCGAGCTCAAAGGCTCGGGCTTGGCGCTTCAACGAAGCCTCATGCCGTAACGCCATTGCCTCCTCTTGCTCTATGTCAGTGAGGATTTTTTTGTATGCACGCCCCCTTCTGGCTGCGTCTGCAAGCCACTCATTTGTTGCGTCCCTCTGCAGGCTGGAGACCAACTTCTGCTGAGCCCTGAGCTCCTTGTCAGTCATAAAACCACCCTCGCTGGCGGCTATATCCTGCTGCTCTCTAACCTTGGATAGACGCTCTCTGAGCTCACTGAGGGCCAGGTTCAGCTTACTCAAGGCCAATTCATCCGCGAGAACCCCGTCCTCCATCTCCCGGTATTTAGCCTCATCCGGGAAGATCTCCCCAAGTTTCTCCTTTACTCCTTCGGGGAGTACCGGGAGAACTGCCCTCATAGCGAACTCTGCTGGGCCTTGTGCTGGGAATGGCCCGACTCGGAGTGCGTCCTGCGCCTCTCTTAACGCCTTCTCAGCCTCCTCGATCTGACGTACCTGCTGATCGATCTGGAGGAGTAGTGCATCTTCAAGTAGGTCAAGATTCGCAGTACCTACCCCTCCACTCTCCAGGTTTGAGAATAGGGTTTCCGCGTTCTCCGCCAACTCTTCGAGATTTTCGTTTGCTTTGAATAGCGCGGGTAGCAGGGCGCTTGTAACCGCTGCTGCTGTAGCGACAACCGCACCGACTACTGCGCCCCCAGCGCCGAACACTGATGCAATCTGCGACCCCTGCTGACCAAGAACCATGAGCGCGTTCTGGCCGCCCTGTATCTGAACCGCGATATCCTGGAACTGATACCCGAGCTGTGCCATCTGCGCACGCGCCTGTCGGGTAGTAGCGCGCATCCCATTGGAAACCTTCTTATTGGTCGCGTCTATCTTCTGGCCAAGGGTACGAAAGTTTTTGGCCGCTGACGTGGTAGCCCGTTTGGTGTCGTCCTTCGCTACAATTATGGTCTCTACTACACCCTCAGACATGTCTACCCCTTTATCTCAAAATAGGCCACCCACTCCAATAGCTCCGTGTATGGCATATCCTCAAGCTCATAAACCGTTTTGTGCAAGCGATCCGCCAAGCGGAACAGTGACAACCGTAGCGGATCGCTTGCTAGTTTTTTGCCTCTTCGCCTTCGGTTTGTGAACCGACAATAGCCCACGCGACCGAGGTAATCACGGTTATACGCTCCCGCATAAGCAGTGGCTTGTGCTCGGAGGTCATCATGCGATTACCGTCAGCGTCCAGCGCCTTGAGGATGATTAAATCTGCCATCGCCTCCCCAGTCTGCTTTGTGAAGAAATCACCATGCTTTTTCTGCAGCTTGGTCATCTCCCCACAGGTCAGGGGGGTTGTGTAGATTGTCTCGTCCCACTCCTCGACGTATATCTTAGACAGATTGTGTGAGGCCCGTTCCCTCAGCTTGTCTAATAGTGTCATATTACGCTACCGTTGACTTGGTGAGCGCCCCGCTACCCTGAATGGAGAACGAAGCCCCTACGTTTGCGTCGTTGTCACCAGATGAAGAGACTCCAGTCACAATGAAAGCCCCGCTCCAGTGCGCGTCCCCTGAAGTCTCGCCCTCTGGGTATACGTTCAACGTACCAGTCGCGCCAACTGTCAGCGCGGCTTGCGCGGTGTCGTTGTCATCCCAGAAACAGGTAAGGCTCGCCGTCCAGGACGTAGGCCCGCCGATGTACGTCAGCGCCGGGTTTGGGGTGCCGATTGTTGGTTGGTTGGTCTGAATAGTCTCACTGCTCTCGTCAATTGACCACGCTGTAAGCTCACCAACTGCGTTACTACCGATCTTTACAGATCCCTCAGTGCCGTGTGTCTGCGACATTTTATATCACTCCTATAATGCAGTCTCAGCGTCAGCCGCCGAGGTTTGATAAAACACATTGTACATCATGCGAATAACACCGATAGGCTTTTCCGCCTCTTCCCCCTGAAAATCTATCTCGGTGCCCTTCAATACACTGAGCTTGCCGAGCCCATTCAGGTTGGAGTCTGTCGCCATCGCTGCCTCGACCTCCGCTGCGACGGTATCAAGCGTGTCACCGAGAGAAGTAGCTCCCTTGGCGTACCCCTCGATAACGATACTCAGCTGACGATTCAGGTCACACGCCAGGTTTGCTGCGTCAGAGCTCTCTGAACGTGTGTACACTGCCAGTGCTGGCAGCTTCTCATCCGCCAAGCTGTAGACCCTGCTTGCGAACACGTTAACGCCTGTTGTAGTCAGCCCGGTCAGCCGGGTAGCCACTGCCTCACGTATCTGCTGTCTAACGTGGCTCATTGCTCCTCCAGCACCAGCTCTGTTACCCCGGTTCCATCATGGAGAACCTCTCTCAAGACGTATGTCACCCCGGAGATAGTCATGGTTTCCCCCTCAATGGCGGAGCTCACTCCTGATGTTTGGCAGGTGAAGGTGTTTACAACACCGATCACCCCAACCTCGCCGCCCGTGGATATGTCACGGCTCGGTGTGTCCAGTATCCCCCGCACTGTAACGCCGTTATATGTGGCCGCGACAGAGAAATCGTTGGCGAATATCTGATCTAAATCTGCAATCGGATCAAGCACTTACTTAATCTTCTTGGTGTTGAGCCTTAACAACTCGTGTGCGCCGTTTCTTTGGCGCTGCGGCTTGTGCAGGGGAGATATACCCAAGCATAATCAGCCGTTCAGTTTTGTCGTGGTTGATGGTGACAGAGCCGCCCTTCTTGTACACCACTCCGTCGATAACCACGTCCTTCAGAACATCGTAGTTCATATAAGCCTCCGTTGAAGGTAGGAGGGGGCCGAAACCCCCTCCTGTTCACTAACTACCCGATTATACGGTGTCGTTGCCGTATGCGAAAGACTCAACGTGACGTACTGCTACGTCACAAGTCTGGAACGCATTGACTCGGACAGACCCGGTATTGGACAGGCTGTATGGATCAACCAGCAGATCCAGACCAGACCAGAAGCCCAACAGCAGGTCATTCCAGTTACCGAAGTAGAGATTGCCGTCAGTGCCCTGGTTGGAGCTCACCAGTCGGTGGCCGTTCAGGGTGGAGCCGTCAGTCAGGAACTGCGCGGTGCCAGATGCCTTCTCTGTAGTTTTCATCGCGCCAATCATATTGGTGCGTGAAATATACGCCAGATTGCCCATCAGAGCGTTTGCGTTGGCAACAGCAGTCTCAAGGGTAACGACCTCTGCGAAGGTTGGGTTAACCCCGGCAAACGTAGCAACCTTGGTCAGTGAGCCCTGGTTGAGCAGTCCGGTAGGCTGGCCAGAAGATCCGGAACCTTCCAATCCGCCCAGGTCGATCGCCAGCGCGATAGCCTGACCGAGATCATCACGGATCATGTTCTCAACGTCCATAGAGGACTGCTGACGGAGCTGACGGGTCATGTCGGTGAACGCGCCAATCTGCTTTGGAGTCAGACTAACCGTACCAACAGTGAACTCGCTCTCGCTCGCCGCGCCGCCCTCAGTAGCGATCCAGCCGGCAGAAGATGCTGCGGTTTTCTTCGGGATAACCACATCACCAGACAGCCCACTCAGGGTACGCGCACCAGCCTGCATAACGGATGAGTTGTTGCGCAGAACGTCGATGAACGACTCCCCACGGTAGTCATCGCCGAACAGGGCGGAGTCATCGGCAGAGTTGAGGTCACGCTTCCAGGTGCGCAGTACGTCAGCAGGGAGGATCACACCACGCGCCTCACCAGCGTACTTCTCTGCAGCAGCTCGGGTACACTCAAACTCGAACGCAGCAGCGTCACGGGCACGAACGTCACCAGGGTTGGAGAGTGCGTTAATCAGGCGAACCAGTGAGAACTGCTGAACCTCGGCTTTCTTCATGCCGATGCCGGAGTCCTCCAGTGCAGTGTCGGAGCCGATCTTCTCAAGCAGAGCGCCACGGAACTCATCAACGGACTTGCCGGAGGCGATAAACTCACGGGCCATTCCGCCCTGGTTGTGGCGGGTGCCAAGCTCGATAATATCAGCGGCATTCTTCTCGGCGGCCTTGCGAGCGCGAGCCTCAATCCCGGCAATATCAACTTCAGGTGTCTTGATATCTTCAGACATTTTCTTTTCCTCTTTGATAATGTTTTCAGTTTTGGTTTCAGGGGGTTTCGGAGTCTCGCCAGACCGACCAACGCCAACTGTCACATCAGCAGGGATCGATACCAAACTTGCCTCAACAGGTCTCCAGTTGGTGACACGGTAGTTCCCCGTTTCACCATCTTTGGAGACCAACTTCATATCATGGACTTCGTAACCAACGGAGATGTTGGCCTTGATCTCGTCCACAACGTCTGTAAAGGCTTCCTGAGCCAGTGCGCCTTTTCCAAAGCGTACCTTAGCGCGGAGTCTGCCGCCCTTCTCATCCAGCTCTACAGATTTGATGACACCAATCTGCTTCTCTGGATCATGATCCAGCAGCAGTGGTGCGCGACCAGAAGAGAGGAAATCGAGATCGATCTCACCGCTCTTGTGGCCAAGTATTTCGTTCCCGAAGTAGCGCAGGTATGGCTCCTCGCTGGATACCGCGATATCCACTGTGCGCTTATCTTCATCAATTGGCGAAGCCCGAAGGTGGAAAGACCGCTCCCCCTTCTGCATTGCGCCCAAAATGTCTTTTATCTCATCACTCATTCCGGTCTACCTCTGGTTCTATCGGCGAGAAGTTTGCTCCGTACGGTTCGAGAGCATAACTGACACCAAACTGCGCTGCAAGCTCTTTATCCTTTTGAATTTGAGCCATTAGTTCCTCAACGTCCTTACCATACTGTGCTGACACGTCCTGCAGGCTCAAAACCCCGTTATGCAGCCCCATAATAGCGGCGTTCATCTCTTTAACCGGGTCAACCCAAGACCACGACTTAGCCCTAAAGGTAGCCGCCGAAGAGAATTTGTCAAACGTGCTGACTGGCAGGTTGATATAGTTGAACTCCATCGCCGAGCGCAGCCAGGCGTTAAATATTGGGCGGATCAGGTGATCCTCCATGAATTTCTGTACACCACGGTAGTTGTCGCGTTCTTCAAGGGCTCCCTGACGAATCGAGCTGTAACTGGTGGCCTCAAGGTCAGATGCCAGCGCGGTATAAGAGACCCCAAGGCCCGCCGCTATCCCCTTCATGACTACCTTATGGAACGCCTCAAACTCATTGCTCGGGTACTGCGGGTCAAAGCTCTTGAAGTCCACGCCGGTTGGTAACTGATGGAAGGTTCCCGGATCTGCGTCCATAATTGGAATCTGGCCATCCAGATCATCAGGCACAAAACCGTCGCCGCCTGAACTGGTAAAGAAACCCATCTTGGAGGCTCCAACCCTTGCGTTGATTACCGCCGCCTCGCGCAGCGCCCCAATCTGCTTCAGTGCAGGGATAACCGGGGCCATCCACGGCTCACCACGGGTCTGACCAGCGCGCAGTTTGATGAACCCATGCACGACCTGATCCGCCGGGAGTCTGCGGTGCTTTCTCTGGCTGTATGTTGCGTGTTCGGTGTCGTTGGGGTGGCGACTGAGAATGTGGTACGCGACGGGTCGGCGGAACTTGTCGAGCTCCACCCCCATGCGGATCTCGTTACTGCCCTCCTTGGAGGACTTGTTCAGCTCATGGTCGAGCTGGTCAGCCTCAAGGAACTCCAACGCGATGGCATCCTTGAACCGTGTGCCACGGTGGATAACGACAAGGAACTCTCCATCACGGGCGATTGACTCTATCGCGAGGAGCTGGCAGTCTCTCCACGTCATCGACCCGTCAACGGTGCAGTTCCCAAGTCGGCCCCAGTCGGCAAAACCAGTCTCAATGATCGTGTTCCCGATCTGATCCATTCCGCCGTTGGTGAGCTGCGCCTTTACCTGCAGTGATACCCCCATATCTCCAACGACATTGTTCTTCAGAAGGTTCAGGTACCGTTTGGCGAACTCGTTGTTTCGCGCCAGATCTCTTGACCGATCTCGTAGAATGGATAGGGCTCCTTTGAGCTCACTATCAGCCGAGTTTGCCGAAGCTCCAAAGTCAGCAAAAAGCCTTCCAGTGTTGGCAGCGGCATACGAACGTAGTAATCGTCGGCCTGTTGCGCGCTTACGCTTAAATACATCAAAGATCCCCATTGACTAAAACCTCACCTTAATAGTGGCGGAACCAGTGCGGCCAGCCTTAGCGTCCTGTGCGGCCTTCTCACGCCTCACCTCACCCAAGTAGTACGCACGGGCATCAATCAGCTCTTGGAACGACAGCTTTGAGAGAGACCGCCCGGCGATGGAGTAACTGGAAACGTCGGCATCCGCACGGCCAGAGAGCAGGGACTCAATCTTGGTCAGCATGATCTCGGCGTGAGACCTCGGATCAGCCTGGTTAATGTCAAGGTCTGGAATTGCGTCAAACTCGCCGCGATCGAGGACTTTACGCTCGGAGTCTGACTTGCGGACGATCTCAAGCTGCCAGTACCAGTGGCCTACGGTGAACGCTGCGCTATCCACCGAGGATACAGTAAACAGGAAGCTGTCAGTGTTGTCGGTTCCAGTTACCTGTACTTCGGAGTCTCCACCACCGGAAATTCTGGCGACATAGGTAGCATTATATTCTGCAGGCGGGTAGTCGCTATAGAAGTCTGACCGCTTCCACTGTATCCGATCCCCCGTAACCACCTCGGATGGTTCGCCCTCTTGTGCCTCTGCCGGATCAAACAAATTCGCCATCTAGTGTGCCTCACCAGTTCTTTGCGAAACCCCCTGTACGCCCACCCATTCTTGGTACGAAAGGCTTTTTGGCGGCTTTAGCAACGGGTTTCTCGTCCTCATTTTGTTGATTTTGCACAGAATCAAGTCTCGACGCAAGCGAATTGACATTTATATTCAAAATCGCCTGTGCTGCAACGGCGTATACGAAGCAGTCCAGCGCCTCATTTCGAGGTCTCATCTTCTTGAAAGTCCGTTTCTGAAACCCTCGGTGGAACTTTACCACAATCTGCTCGGCAGTCAACTGCCTGAAATACTCATCACTCAACTGGTCAGAGAAGTGAATGTACCCAGCGCCCTCGCCGACAATCCTCATGCGGGCAAACAACAGCTCCTTGATCGTGTCTACCCCGACCGGGAACAGTGGGCAGCGCCCGATGTTGTTCTTCGATGGTCTTCCGGAGACGGGCTTGCCCTCGCCGCCCATGCCTTTTACCGCGAACACTCGCCTTGCATAGTTGCGCTTGGAGTAGTCATACACCGCCTTGGTGTTGTGGCCACCTGAGTCGATGCAAGAGGCGCGAATGGCAAGCTGTCTGCCGGAGTGGGTCTCATAAGTCGCGAACAGCAGTGAATCCAGTGCTGTCCACGTTGAGGGGGTGCTGGGGTCTCCATACAGTACGTCATGACTGATGACGTAGGACTCATCATCCCGCCCCCAGCCAATGATTGATACCTCCAATCGATCGCCCTGAACGTCAACGCCTGCGGTCAGGATTACCACCTCCTCGGGTATTTTACCATCGAAGGGCTCTCTGCGAGCGGATAGCGCGTGGTCGTCTATCGCCTCTCCCTCCTCCTCGTAGGTTTCGGCGAGCGATACATTGACGAAGGATTGGATATCGCCAGAGTGCTTTTTCTCCAGGAAGGATTGCACAATATCCCGCCACCTGCGGAACGGAGAGTAGAGTTCAGACAGGTGGTACGAGGCGTGTCCCTTGAACTCTCGCTCTGCCACCCACTCTCCAGTGCGCAGCATGGCGCGTTTCTGCGCGTCATCGATACCGGCCCCGCACTCCTGACAGTAGTACATCGCAGTAGAGGGGTCGTGTTCGCCATCCTCGCCCTTCTGCCAGATAATCGCCTTCCACTCAAGCACGATTCGCTCCTCGCAGTGGGGGCAGGTCAACCAAAACTTCCGCATATCACCGGACGTATGGGACTTCTCGACAAAGGATGAGCCCTTGATCGTTGGGGTTGAGGTTACAAACAGCTTGCGCTGGTCGCCGAAGGTAGCCGCACGCTGCCATAGCAGGTTTACCGGATGGCCCTCGGCTGTGTATTCGTACCCGTCCACCTCGTCACAGTAGATCTTTGGTGCTGACCTTCCACGCATGGTGCGTGGGGAGCCTGACCATGCGAACATCAGGAACCCACCTGGGTAGGACTTCATCGCCTGATTGTTCACACCCTCTCGGGAGCGGGGTTTGGCAATGCGGTCGTTCAGCACAGGGTTTGCGTCAACCATCGGGTTGAGTTTCGTCTCAAGCCATGTGTGCAGGTCGCCCTGGCTCGGCTGCATCATCAGTTGACTTGACGGGTCATGCTCGATAAAGAACCCGATGGCGCAGTTTATGAGTTGGGTCTTTCCCAGCTGAGCTCCCCACATCAAGGTTATGCGTTCAACGGACGGATCGGCGAACAGATCAAGCGGCTCTCGCTGATACGGGGCATTGTCAAACCGGATATAGCCGGGGATCGCGTTTCCCAGCGGGATTTTGATGTTTGTCTCGGCCCATTCTGCAGGGGTCAGGTCAGGCGGTGGGCGCAGAAACTCTTTGGCGGCTCTAATCGCACGCTGGATACCTTCGGGGTTGGAGAAGTCTTGTTTACTCATCAGCATCAACTAAGGTGTATTTTTTCCGTATGATCTCACTCGGCTTTTTTATGTCTGGGTAAAACTCACACATCACCTCTACTGGCGCGTTATATGAAGCCTTTAACTCAAACCTAATTAAGTTGCCCGGCAAACCTAGCACTTCAACAAGCTCCGTTACTAGCGCACTCGACCCTGTAACTATAGTCATGTCAATCTCCAATCGACCTCACAAGAGCGTCGTCAATCTCGGAAAGCAGGACTTTCTTGATCTTTGACTCGTTCTTTTCGCCCACCAGTCGCAGAACGCACCGCTCTGGCACCCTGCGCATGGAGGCGCGTAGCTCGATCATCTGAGCTGCCA